GGCGGATTCCGGCAATGGGACGCCCTGGTGCGGCGCCCGCTGGTGTGGGCGGGCGTGCCGGACCCCGTGGCGGCCCTCGACCGCGCCCACGAGGACAACCCGGACCGCGAAGCCCTGGTGGCCGTGCTTGCGGCGTGGCACGGCGAATTCGGCGCGGAACCCGTGGCGGCGGCCGACGTGCTCGACCGGGCGGCCGACGCGGCCCCGCTCAAGGAAGCCCTGCGGGCCGTATGCCTGCGGCGGGGCGACCTCGACCCCAAGGCCCTAGCCTACTGGCTTCGGCGCAACCGTGACGCTATGGCGGGCGGCCATGTGCTGCGGCGGGGCACAACCCGGCTACGAAACGGCGGGCGGCATTGGACCGTCGAGGCCAAGTAAGTGTGCCACATGTGCCACATTGCGCCACATGATTTTACCCCTAACGCGGGAAACTGTCAGGAAACACTAATGACAATTTTATAAAGGGAGTAGAAAACATGTGGCGCAATGTGGCACATGTGGCACACACCCTGAAGATACGGACTACCGAAAACGCTTAAAGCTAGAAAACGGAGCTAAGGACATGGACAAACACGATCAACGGCGGCTCGACGACAACATTTTGCGCATGGCCTGCAAGCTGGCGCCAGTCTTCGACGAATTCATGGCCCAATACCCGGGGCGGCGTATGCCCGACGAAGTCTTGGGTATGGCCGTCAACCGGATTGTGCATGAGTACGTGCGGGCGCACCCCGATAAATTCGAGCCCCTGGACTATGTGCCGTTCGCCTAAGCGGCGGCCAACGGAGTGACTCATATGCTGAACAATCACGGGTTCCCACCCAAGAAGGGGCTATCGCCCAACGAGCGGCGGTGGCGTATGCGGCGGGCGGTGGCCCAGGCGCGGGAGCTGCTCGACTGCGGCTATACCCGGGAGCACGCGGCCAGCATGGCGGCGGAACACCACGGGCTACCATGGGCCGACGTGGCCGAGGCTATCGGCGTGGCCGTGCCGGTGTTGCCCAATGCCAGATAAGCGCTTCACCCTACCACCACGCAACGACTCGGGACCTGGGCACGGCATACTGTTGTCTGACCTGACCGAGGCCGCTGTAGCACACGGACTATCAACGGCCAACGTCCTGCTCGACGACGAGGCGCACTGTGTTTTGGTGCAATCGGCGGCGCGGGAACTGGCACGACTGCTGCATATCTGGAACAAGCAACGTCGGGCTTGAAGGATTTTTTTATGTGTGGTACACTATGGCATGGCACAGCACACGGGTAGACGCGACACAGACCCGCCGGACCTGGGCACCCCCGGGGGGGCGGAAAAGCTGTTGCAGTTGTTGCAAGTACCGCGTGTTCCACCGTGCGTTTTTCAAAGTAAGAAACTCTTGACAAACCGAGGATCGGCTATGGCACAACCGCCCAAACACCTAAGCCCCGCGGCCCGGGCCTGGTGGTCCGCCGTCATGCGGGATTACGTCATTGACGATACGGGCCGCGTGCTGCTCGACGCGGCGGCCGAAACCCTCGACCGGCTACGGGCGGCCCAGCGGATTCTTGCCAACGAGGGGCCGGTATTCCTGGACCGTTTCGGCCAACCCCGGGCGCACCCCGCTTGCACGATTGAACGGGATTGTTCTTCGAGCCTGGTGCGGTTGCTCAAACAGTTAGCCCTCGACGTTGAACCAATCTTGGCACCGGGGCGGCCTTCGGGAGGGAGCAGGAACGCCTACCAATCGAACTAGGCGGCGGCTACGGCGGAAAGCGGGCCTTCAGCTGTGCCTGAATCACGCCCATTGGCTCCGTACCGGCCGCTTCCTTTTGGCCGTGGGGCACGTGCCCGTCGACGAATTGCGGCCGCTATGGTTGGCCCACGGGGAAGCGATCCTACGGGATTGGATAGAGGCCCACCCGGGCACCCGGCCTTTTGCATGGTGGCAGTGGTCCGCCCCCGCCGAAGCGCGGGCGGACGGGGAAAGCGAGGCGGATTACTTGGCCCGGCATGGGCTGCTAACCCCGGGAGAGCGGGAGGCCTTGCTTGAAGCTGTTTAAGCGGCTGTTCCAACGGAAATCTTCAACGCTATCGCCTTGGACGGCCCGGGGCGGCTGGCACCCGGCGATTGCCGAACTGAGCACGAGCACGGCGGGCGAACCCGTGACCGCCGAAACGGCCATGCGGGCGGCCGCTGTCCATTCTTGCGTGACGGTCTTAGAGCAATCCGTGGCCCAGCTACCCTGCTTGCTCTACGAGCGGGCCGGGCGGGAAATCCGGCGGGCCACAGAGCACCCGCTGTATGAGCTGCTGCACAGTATGCCGAACAGCGGCCTAAGTGCCTACGAGTACTTCGAGCGGCTCATGCGGGACGTGTTGCTATGCGGGAATCATTACTCGTTTATCAACCGGGCCACGAGCGCCCGCGTGCTTGAGTTGGTGCCCCTCGACGTGGGCCGCGTGCGGCCTGAAGCAAGCCCCGGCGGCACCATTGTCTACCACGTCACGCAACCCCAGGGCGGCACCGCGACCTATCCGCGCGACCGGATATTCCATGTGCGGGCCTATTCGCCCGACGGCGTGACCGGCATTAGCCCTATCGCCCATGCGCGGGAAACAATCGGCCAGGCGCTGGCGGCCCAGCGGCACGAAAACGAATTCTTCAGCAACGGCTTAAGGCCCTGCGGTATCTACAAGCACCCTGGCACGCTGTCGGAAACGGCACGGCGCAACCTGCGGGAAAGCCTTGAACAGCGGCACGCGGGACCCGGCAACGGCTGGCGGGCGCTGTTACTGGAAGAGGGCGTCGATTGGACCCCGCTCACCATGAGCCACGTCGACGCCGAATTCTTGGAATCACGGAAAATGACGGTGCGGGAAATCTGCGGCATTTTCCGCGTACCCCCGCATATGATAGCGGACCTGGAACGGGCCACGTTCAGCAACATTGAACACCAAAGCATTGACTTTGTATCGCACACCCTGGGGCCTTGGCTTCGGCGTATCGAGGGCGCTATCCGGCGCGACTTGCTCACGCCCCAAGAGCGGGCGCGGTACTACCCGGAATTCCTGGTCGAGGGCTTGCTGCGGGGGGACGTACTAAGCCGATACCGGGCCTATGAGCTGGGCCTGAAAAACGCCTTTCTATCGCGCAACGAAGTGAGGGCACGCGAAAACTTGAACCCGCGCGACGGCGGCGACGAATTCCTGCCGCAGATTCCGGGCCTGCCGGAACCGGCCAACGAGGGCGACAATGGAAACTAAACCATTCAATCTCGAACTCAAGCAGCACGGCGACACGGGCACATTCGAGGGCTATGCGAGCGTGTACGGCGTCGAGGACCTCGACCGCGACGTAATCGCCCCAGGGGCCTTTACCAAGAGCTTGGGCGAGCGGCGGCCGGTGCTGCTATGGCAACACAACCCCGCCGAACCCTTGGGGGCCTATGAGACCGTCGAAGAGGACGGGCACGGCCTGCGTGTACGCGGGCGGCTCGCCATGGGCACGGTAAAGGGCCGCGAAGTCCACGAGCTGCTTTCCATGGGCGCTATCGGCGGGCTGTCCGTGGGCTTCCTGACCGTGGCCGACAGCTACGACAGCACCCGGCGCGTCCGCACAATCAAAGAGGCCCAGCTATTTGAAGTCTCGCTGGTAAGTTTTCCGGCGAACCCATACGCCCGCATTACCGACGTGAAGAGCACCCCGGATAAACGCCTTATCGAGGCGGCCCTGCGTGACGCTGGGTTGTCCCGCCGTGACGCCAAAGCAATCTTGGCCGGCGGCTTCAAGGCCTTGGGCTTGCGTGACGCAGAGCACGAGGGCTTGCACGAGGCGCTATCGGGATTGCTCGACGCCATGAACTATGGAAAGGATCACTGACAATGGAACTGCAGGAAAGCATCGAGGCCCTCACGAAGGGCTTTAGCGAGTTTCGCGAATCCCACGCGGCCGCCGTCAAGGCCGCCACGGAAAAGGCGGAAAACACGGTTGCACGTTTGGACGAAATCGAGCGGCGCATGGGCCGGGCGGAACTGGAAAGCAAGGCGGCCCCGGAGCCTGGCCGTCCGGTGCTCGAATACCGCGACAGCAAGGGCAACCGGTACAAGGCGCTGGGCCGGGAGCATGACTTGCGCAAGCACGTCGAGGGCTTCGACCGCGACCTTGGGCCGCATCAGTTGGGCCATACCATTGTCGGCTTGGCTACCGGCCGCTGGTCTGACCCGGCGCTGCAAGCCAAAGCCCAGAGCACGGTATCCAACGTGGCCGGTGGCTATCTGACGCCCGACGCCTTGAGCACGAGCGTCATT